AGTTCTCCTCGTTAAGCTCCGGCGTGCCGGCCGAGCGGGTCTTCTTCCTGTGCGTTTCATTCCACTCCGCTTCCGGCGTGTGGCCGTGGCTTGTGACTTTGCCCTTTTCGATGACGGCAAACACGTAATGCCCGCCATCGGAAATCGGCAGCCAGGAACGTACCTCGTCATCGGTGACGGAAACGCCAGCGCAGAAGTCATTCGAGAACCGCGTTTTGCCGCTGCACTCCCAAAGCACCCGTCCGGCGCGGATAGCACGATTAAGCCGATGCCCACACTCAGCGCAGAAAAGCTGATGCCTGTACTGGTAGTTCTCGTCGGTCAGCGGAAGTGGTTGACTCTCCGTAGGCGTGGCCTTGTGCGTGGCAGCGTTGAGCGTTTCCTGTGCCCTGTCCCAGAGCTCCCTCGTCACTATAGGGATGTGGTCGTCCTCGATGTAAAGCATGGGCTTTTCGCCGTTGTTCTTCACAAGGTGCCTGTCCTCATCAACGTAGTACTGCTGGGCGATGAAGTCGCCCTTGTAGGCGGGGTTGCGCAGAAGCCGTGTGACACTGGCGCGGTGGAAGGAACAACCATTATGGTTCGTGACACCCTCGGCGTTCAGGTAGTTGGTAATCTGCGCGGCGGTATAGCCGTCCGCTGCCATCTCGTACATTTCCAGCACCAGCGGTGCGTACTCGTCAGGGTAAAACTCGCCGTCCTCGCCCTTCCTGTAGCCCATCGACTTTTCCAGACGTCGCGGCGGGCGGCCTTCCTCATATCTGCGCTTCAGCGCCATGAGCGTGTGCATCCGCGCCCCTTCGCTCTCCGCCTGCCCGAAGGCGGCAAAGAGCGTCATGAGCAGCTCGCCTTCCTGCGAAAGCGTGTTGATGCCCTGAAGCTCAAAGTAGACCCCAATGCCCAGTTCCTTCAGCCGCCGAGTGGATTCCAACACCGTGCGGGTGTTGCGGGCAAAGCGCGTGATGGCCTTCGTGATGACCTGTTTGAAGCGCCCCGCCTCGGCGTCATCCATCATGCGCTGGAATCCGGGCCTGCTGTCCTTGAAGCCGGAGATGCCGAAGTCGTAGTAGATTTCCACCAACTCATAGCGTGGGTCGCCGCCGACATCTTCAGTATAGTGCTCGATCTGGTTTTCCAGGGAGTCACTCTGCCGCTCCGCTTTCGTGGAGACACGGCAGTAGACGGCGACCGGGATTTTTTCATTGCCATCCCGCTGTTTCTGCGGTATGATCGTGATGTTCTTTTCCATAAGCGTCCTTTCTCAGAGCAGGATGAACTCTGGATCCACGGCGGGCCTTCCTTGCCGCCTTGTGGCGTAAAAAGCTGCCCGCTGTTCCTCTGTGCGGAAGGCACTGTCGCCGGAGAGGTTTTTCAGAAGCTCAGCCCGCGCGGCTGCGTACTCCTGTCCTTTCATGCCCAGCGCGTTCAGCCAGACCCTAAAGCTGTATTTTTCATTCTCCGTTTCAGGTTCTCTGGCTTTTATCCACCCGCGCGTGGCGGCTGCCTGGACGATGCGCTCCGCCAGGGCATGGCAGGCCGGCGTGTCGGGAAGGCCCGTGAAAACCAGACGTTCCTCGGCAATCCGCAGGCCCCGCATGGCTTTCTCTCCGCCGGAGCGATGCAGCGCATCCATGAATTCAGAAATAGTGTCAGGGTTTTCCGCTTTCAGCGTCCGCACCAGTTTTGCTCCCATGTGGATGGCGTCCGGCTTTCCGATGGCCTTGTTGATCATGCCACCCCGCGCCGCGAGACTGTTCACGATGTTAGTCATCGTCCTGCCGCTGAAACCGTCCATCGGGAAGGAGATGCCCGTGTCCGCCGCCGCGCCTTCGACCAGCCCGGCGTCCGCCAGCCTGCCGATGAGCGCCGTGTCCGCTTTCGCATCTTCGACTGCCAGGCTTCCGTCGCGCAGGACGGTGTAGTCGCCTATGACGTAGCGGAAGGATGGTGCGCCCTGGTAGGCCGCCGCCAGCCCCATTTCCTGTTCAAGCGCGGCGATAAGCGCCCGCCTGTCTGTGAGAAGTCCCTTTCTCTTCACTACCTGCACCCCCTTTCGTAGTCCGATATTCGCTCTCCCCGCGCACTATAGCAAGTTAAAAACGGGCGAAAACCGTAGAATTACCGCCGATTATTCGGCCCCGGATTTGTTCAGATCGCTTCCATAGAAGTGGAGCCGGTAATGCTCCCGGCAGCAGTATGTCCGGTCGTTTTTGCCGTAAATCTGGAAGGTCTTCCCGCAAAACGCGCAGGTGCGCAGGAACAGCTTGTCTTCCTTCCTCTTTTGCTCCGGGCGGTGCAGACGCCAGTACTGCCTGCGGCAGCGTTCCGAACAGAACCGGCGCGGCCTGCCGGAACCGCCGTGCTGCTCCATGTCCCCGCCGCAGTAGGCGCAGGCCTGCCCAGCCTCGATGCGGTCAAGAATGGCTTTATCTTCTTCAACCTTCCCAACGCCCCTGGCGATGTTGTTGACGATACCCCTGGTGAGCCCGGTCACCCCGGCAATCTTCACATGGCTCATACCCTTTTCCCTGAGAAGCCGGGCCTGCTCCCTGGCGATTTCATTCCTGTCGATCATCTTTCATCCCTCCCGACTTCCTACGCGCAGTTTTGCGCTCGGAGTGCAACGGAAGGGCGAAATTGCGCATAAAAAAACTGCCACCCGCAGGAAAACCCACAGGCGGCGTCGAAATGGTAAATCAGATACGGGTCGCGTAGTCCAGCGAAATCCAGCCAGCGCCGGATTTCAGTTTGCCCCAGCCGGAGCGGGAGCCCTCGCCGGTTGCCGTCTCGACGATCTCAAACTGGCCCGCGCCGGTAAAAGACCCCGTGCGCGGATAATTCGTGTCCGGGCCGGTGCGGATGTTCAGATTGGAGATGCTGACCTTCACCAGGAAAGACGCCTCCGCCGTCGGCGCGGCGGCGTTACCGGCGTACTTGTCATAGTACTTCTGGCCGTATTCCGCCCGTTTCTTCTGGACGGATTCGCCCTGGTCGGCGGGGCGCTCATACTGCTTCAGCACCGCGTCGGACGCCTCGCGGACGGTCTTTGCGGCCTTCAGCGTTTTGAGCACGGAGGAATAGCCCTCCAGCTCCTTGCACAGGAAACCGAGCTGCGCGGCGAGGTCGCCGACAGATACACCGCGCTCACGCACATAGGCCAGCAGGGCCGCCTTGCGGGAATGGTACGTCCATTGCGCCAGCCCGTAGCCGTAGCCGTCGCTGACAAAATTGTCGTAGGCCCCGGCATCCATCGCGGCGGTAAACTCGTCGTCGGTCATGCCGAGCGCCTTGTTTCCGTTGTTCTGGAGGTTCTTCGGATTGAGCGCGGACTCAGCGTACAGGTTGCCCATCAGCCCCGCCACGCCATAGGCGTTGCCGATGAAAGCCATCAGCGTGTCCCAGATGGACTTTTCGCCATCCGTGGCTAAAACTGCCGGGGCGGTCGGCGTGACCACAGGCGCGGGCACAGTCTCCTGCGCGGCGTCATAGGCGGGCCTGCCATATCCGAGAATACGGCTGTTCGTCAGCGCGTAATTCCTGCGCGCCACCTGGTTGCTTGTGTTACCCTCGATGGTATGCACCTTCGATGCCGTCACTTTCTCCACGATGCCGGTATGGGAAACATCGTCCAGGGACGTACCGAAGAAAATCTGGTCGCCGGGTTTGGGGTCGCTGGTGTGGAACTGCCCCTTCTTTTTGTAGAAGCGCAGCGAATACTTGCATCCCGCGCCCGTGCTCTTCTCCGGCTGGCAGAGCAGGCGCAGCGCGTTCTCGTAGCCGTAGGCCGTCAGGAAGCACCAGTCCACGAACATGTCGCACCAGGCGAACCCGTTCTTCTTCCCGTTGTACCAGTTGGGGTACTTCTTGTCGAAGTCGCGGGCGTACTTGGTGTAATTGCCGGACCCGGCGTTGGCGGTCTTGTCGTCAAGCTGGGAGTTGGACTTCTTCTCCTTGTAGCCGATCTCCGCCACGGCGACGGCGAGCACCTTCGACATGTCGCAGGCGGAAACAACGGGAGCCGGAAGCGCGGCATACGCCTTCTCAAGCGCCGCCCAGGTGTCGGCGTCAAAGATGCCGGTAGCCTCCAGCCCGTTGGCGGTCTGGAATGCGGTCAGGCTGGCGAGGGTGTTCTTCCCGAAATCACCGTCTGCGCCGTCGGACCCGCAGGAGAAGCCGCAGGCGATGAGCATGGTCTGCATCTCCCTGACGTCGTTTCCCTTGCGGCCCTTTTTGAGGATGTTGGTAAATTCCATAGTGATCTCCTTCCATAAATGGAGAAAGCGCCTCCGAAGAGACGCTTCCCGGTCGCTGTGTTATTCGTGATCGTCTTTCTCCGCCCGGTCGTGGAGCTGCTCAAGCACGGCTTTGAGTTTCTCCGGGATGGGCAGACCCAAATGCGCGGCGTTCTCCACCAGGGACACGCCCTCATTGGAGATGTAGAAGAAAATGACCGCCGTGCGCAGCACCGAGCCGCTGCCGATGACCTGCGTATCCAGGATGTGCCCGATGCCCACCAGCGCGAAAATCAGCACCTTGCGGAAAATCCCGCGGAAGCCGACCGCCGAGGACAGCTTGTGGTCAGCAATGGCACACATGATCCCGGTGATGTAGTCAAGCGTGACAAAGGCCAGCAGAGCGTACAACAGGCCGTCGCAGCCGCCGAGAAACCAGCCCAGCCAGCCGCCGACAGCCGCGAACACAAGCTGAATGGTGTTCCAGAATTCCTTCATGGTATTTTTCCCTCCCTGTCAAAATGGATTTATTCATTCCCGCGGAGCAGGTCCGCGAGGCAGAACACATAGGTTTTGATGCCGGAAGTCCCGGCGTTGTCTTTGGTGACCGTGATGAAGCCGTCCTCAATGGGCTTGTACAGGAGACAGGCGTATGGCAGCGGATTGCTGGTGTTGATTACCATCTTCCCCGTCACTCTCACGGAAGGGTCAGCGGCAACATCCTCCGCGGAGAACATGGCGCGGAACCTGCTGCCGATTGTGCCGCCCAGGGAAAGAAGGTATGCTCCGCCAGCTTCTACCGCATACGAATCCGAGTAGTTGACGGTATCGCCGCCGGGAGTCCAGATCCCGTTTGCCACATAACCACCCTCCAGGTCGAAAGCGCGGGGTACCATCGGCTTGGCGGGTACATCGGCTATGACAGCAAAAAAGCCGTCGGCTCCATCGTCGGCGGCGCGGTATACCCCATTCCGGGTGATTGCTTTCTCGATCAGCACGGGCGGCTCCGCCCTGGGCATGGATGAAACCCTTCCCGTGAGCGTCAGGCGCGGGGACAGCCGCCCGGTAAGTTTCCCGTCCATCAATCCACCTCCTCGGTCACGATAAACTTGCCTCGGGCGATAAAAGTGTCCACCGTGCCGTCCTCCATCGTGATTTCAATATCGTAGACATAGGGCACGCCTCCGGCGCGGAGCAGTTTTGTCTCCTCCGATTCCAGGCGCAGGTTCATGGTGTCATGCGGGATTTCCTTCCGCAGCAGAGGCTCCCTGTCCCTGTACTTCTGCTTCAGCGCAAAGCGGATCACGTCCCCGGCCTGTACCGGGTACGGGCTGCCGTCCGGCAGGAAAATCTCCACCAGGGCATCCAGTGTATCCCCGCGCGTGACCGTGATCGTGGTGCCGTTGATATTAACCATCGTCTTCTCCTTCCTCCGGCTCCGGTTCTGGTTCCGGCTCAGGCTCCATGCGTTCCTCCAGGGCGCGGATGCGTTCTTCCAGACCCTCGGTGTATTCCTCCAGCGCCCGGTACCGCCTGTCAGCGTCCCGCGTAGCGGCGGCAAGCTCGGACTTCATGTAGTACGGGCGTTCAAAGGAATCCGACTGTCCAGTGAGGGTCAACGTAATGATATTGCTCTCTTTGGAAAAGAGCAGCCCTTCCTCGCTGTATCCGACAGCATAGCATTTATACTCGCCGGAGATATGCGGGGCGGGCGCGGTCAGTTCCAGGTCGTAAGTAACGTATTCCTCGGTGTAGATGCCGCTGTCCATCACGATGCGGTAGCACTCATATTCCGGCTTATCCGGCGGGGTGATCGTGAAAGCCACCGTGCCGTCGGGATTTACCACCGCGTCCAGTTCCGGTGCTTTCTGGCGGTTGTCCTTCCGGTTGACCGGCGCTACGATGCGCGTGATCTTCCGGTGCGCCAGCTTGTAGAATGCAATAGCTCCCAGGGACGGAAATGCTTTGACGCCGAGCCGCTCAATGCGGTTACCGCAGATGCGCTGTCCCGGCTCCGACCATTCCAGTTCCGGGTAATCATGATAAGTCCACACTTCAGCGTCTTTGTCATAGACGCCGATGGCGTGGGCGCTCTTGTCGCCCTGCGACTGGTTGCGGGCCTGGATGTAATACTGCACCAATTCCCCGTCACGGGACTCATGGATAATGGAAAGCTGGCTGACCACCTTCGGCTCCGGGTTGCCCGCGTATGCGGTCAGGTCGATTGTGTTCTCTATCGTCAGTGCCATAACCCCGCCTCCCGTCAGACCGAGAAGGACGGGTTCACGTCCAGAATGAAATTCTCATTCTTCATCGGCCGGTCGATCTGCGCATTCATGGTAATGACAGCTCCGACGGCAGGCGCGGTGCTGAAATGGATCGGTGCGCCGTTCCGGTACAGGTAGCTCGCCCCGTTCGCGTAGAAACGCGCCGTGCGCAGACGCTCCGTACAGGCGGAAACGTCGATGGACAGCCGCCAGTATTTTGCCGAAACGGTATCCTCAAAAACAAAGTCGTGCGCGGTCATGGTCGTGTTGGTGTCAGTGACGGTATAGACCCCGGCCTCCGTCCAGTCCGTGCCGTTTTCGGAGTAATACAGCTTCACCACGGCGAAACGCCATGAGGTGTTTGCCGTGCTGCAAATCCCGGTCAGGTAGAAGCCGTCCGCCTCGATGCCGATCTGCGGGTCAGCCTCAAGCTCCCATTCCAGCGGGTGCTCCTGGTCCCAGACAAGGTACATGCGCGCGTAGTTGTTGCTCCCTGTCGTGGCCTTGTTGATACCGCCCTTCAGCGGGTGCTGGCCAGTATTGGACTGCGGGCTCGCCAGCCTGACAAGGCCGTTTTTCAGGGTACAGAAGTTGCTCGGTACGAGGGACAGCAGGCGGCTCAAGTTGTTGCGGTGGTCGCAGGTGTAATCCACACCTCTGACCTGCAGTGCGCCATCCACGTAAATCTGCTCCGAGTCCTTCACCCACAGGTTCAACGGAGGCGTGAAGTCCGTGGTCTCGCCGTCGCCGGTGCCGACACGCATATCCGACAGCGTGGCGTTGGGGAAAATCTCCGGGTTGGGGAACTTCCACACGCCGACCGGCACGCTGGGCTTATACGATTCGGAGCTTGGCTTTGTCACAAAGCTGGCGATCAGACCGACCGCGTTCACATACTCCTGCGTCACCTGATTGGTGTTGCCAAAGCGCCCGCCGCTACAGGTCAGCACGCCGGTATTGGCATCGTAGGAATGCGTCAGTTCTACCCTCGAACCGATCACGACACCGCCGGTCATGATATCCGGGTGCGAGCGCAGCATGGCGATGCTCATGCCGTTCAGCGCGGGAAGCTGCGGCCAAGTCTTCACGGCGGAGCCCTCGCCCAGCAGGTAGTAATACCAGGGCGTCCATTCAAAGCCGTTGCCGGCGCTCAACTGGATCTGCACATGGATGTCCACGAACAGCACCTCGGTATCGGTCTTCGTGATGGTCATGGGGTTGCCCTCGGCGTCCTTGATCAGCGCGTGGGTGCCCATGCCAAGGCCGGGGTTGCCCGTGCAGATGTATATCCCCACTTCGGAGACCGTTCCGACGTATTCTGCCGTGGCGTCAATACGCGCCGTGCAGCGGGCGTTCCAGGTGTTGTCCTCGTCCAGCTGCGGTTCCTCCACGGAGACGATATTGCTGTAGTTCCAGCTGAAGGTCCACAGCGGGTGCGTCAGCGCCGTATCGGATTCGGAAGGCTCCGCGCTGCCGTCCCCAAACCATATGGAGTGAATGCGGAAGCCCTGGTTTGTGGCTATCATCCGCTTCAGTGTCGCCGTGGCGATATTGTGGAAGTGGGCGAGGATGACTTTCTCCCCGCCCACATATTTATAGATGGTGTAGGTGTTTTTCATACCCAGACTCTGCCTGTTCATGCGCTCCTCCTTAAATGGGCGACGTGCCCGTCTGCGTATAGACCATGCCGTCCGTCAGGATGGCGAACGCCACGGCCTCGGTTTCCGGCGCGTACACATGCTCATGTGCCCGCGTATAGACAATGCCATGCGACCCGGCGGCGAATGCGACGCGCTCCTTCAATGCGCTCCGCTTTTCGCCGATGGGGATATAGGCGATGGCCGCGCCGATGTATTCCAGCGCCACTTCATCCCTGACCGCCATGCGCCGGTAAACGGTATCGTCGATGACGGCGGTGTATGCCGGGCAGACGATGGTTCCCCAGTCCCCGATCCGGCACTGAAGGTCGTTGCTGTGCGCGGGATTGACATAGATGTAGGAAATCAGCGCGGACGGCGGGTTTTTCAGCTGTACCGTGATGGTCGCCGCGCCTCCGTGGTTCTCATATTCGATGGACTCCACGTCGGAATACTCCAGCCCGCCGCCGACCGTGACGACATCCCGCATGCCGCTGTCGTAGCAGACCAGCTCCCTGTCGACGTCAATGATGACCGTGAGGAAGCCCTCTATCCGGTTCAGCATGAAGTTGACCGACAGGTCGGTGTCCGCCGGGCAGTAGAGCGTCTGGAGGTTTTCCTTATAGAAAAAGTGCTCCGCTTCCCTGGGGACGGCCTGCGCCACATAGGTGCGCGAGGTGTACAGCCACAGGTTCCGGCTGGCATTGGAAAGCTCAAAACCCAGGCGGTAGTCGTTCAGGCGGTGGACCCGGAAGAAATCGACATCCTCGTCCACAAGCAGTTCCGCGTCCAGCCATCGTTTCGACTGCTGGGCGCTGTCGTACACATACTGACGGTACCAGGGCTTCCCGTCTTTGATATAGGCGGCGACAAGCCCCTGGTCATGGTCGGGATACAGGTTGGAACTGTAGCCCCTGCAGGCGGAGACCGCCGTCACGCCCGTGTCCAGTTCCACCCGGCTGTCCTCGATCTCCCCGCGCTGGGCGAGCAGCACGTTCTCCGGCGTCACCCAGAAATACCAGGGCTGGTCCTCCGTCTCAATGGTGAAGTTGTCGCCGTCGTGCCGCAGCGCCCATGTGCCGTCAAACTCGATGGCTGCGTCGATGGCAGCCCCGGCGGTATACACGCCAGTCCACTTGGGATTGGATGTATACGATTCCTGGTAGTCCCTGCGGCTTACCAGCATCTTGCCGTCCTCGATGCCAACGACCCATATCTGGTCCGGGCCGTTGGATTCGAGCAGCTGGCGCATGGTGATGTCGCGCACATCCATCGTCACGTCGTCCACCGCCTCCGCGAAGTTGCCCGCGTCGATGGTGAAGAAAACGCCGCGCGTATCGACGGCCAGTTCCCCGGAGAGAACCTTTGCCGTCACATACACCGCGTGGATGCCGACACCCCGGTTCAGGTAGGCGTGCGGGATGCCGATGCTGCCCTCGCCCTCAAGGATGTCCATCTCCACGGGGGAGTAAAGCTCCTCCACGGTCTGGTCATAGAAGCGCAGAGTCAGGTGCGTAGATTCGCTTGCCCTATAGGACATCAGGAAGTGCCCCTCCACATCCGCCTTCTGCGAAATGTAGTAGGTCAGCATCCCCAGCGTCTGCTCCTCCTGCCTCACGGCCAGCGGCCCGGTATTGTAGTCGTATATGAGCCGGTTGATGGAACTCGTTATGGACGACACCTGCGCCATCAGCCCGGACAGGTCCTTGTCGCTCTTGCTCTTCGCCGACGCCAGCGCCGGGTCGGTACCTACGCCCACCGCCGTGTACTTCCCGTTGTAGCGGAAGGTATATTTTGTCAGGCAGGACTGCTTCGTCCCGTCCGCGATGCCGTCCTCGAAGCGGAATACGTCCATCAGGTCATAGGCGGGATTTCCGATCATGTCCACGGTGAACGGCACATAGCGTATTTCCTGCATGGCCGCGAGGACCGCGCGGCACATGGTTTCCGTCTGCGCGCCGTCCTCCGACTGAAGGAACGGATTGGAGCCGAGGTTGTAGGTCAGCCCGTCGTCAACGGGCAGGCTGAAATACACGGTCTGCTGATTGGCGATGTCCACGATGGAAAGCCCGGTGTACCGCGTCTCATAGTCCCCGAAGGTGCTGCCCGTGAGCCGGTGCTCTGTGTCAATGGCGTCCGCGACCTCCCGCCCGTAGGCTTTGAGGATGATTTTGCCGTCGCGGTCGGCCATCGCGTTGCAGCCGCAGGCCTGCGCCACCCAGGAGACCACATCCCGCCAGGTGCTGATATCGTTGTCGGCATACAGTTCGAGCCGCCGGGTCCCGTTGGCGAAAGCCTCAAATTCCCGGACGCGGTTGCCAAGCTCCAGACCGCAGGATTCGCAGGCCAGCGCCAGCAGTTGATACGGCGTGCCGACGAGGACGCTGGTGGAAAAGGAGCGGTCCAGCTTCGACATGTTGTCGTAGGCGGTGATCTCCACGCCCGTCGCGCCCCAGCTGGCTTTCGATACCGTGTAAATGCCAAGCGGGATATACTCGTACCTGCCCGTATCCAGCCGCAGACCGAAACACGGGATGATCTCGGATTTAATCAGGGTATAGCGGGACAGGCACAGCGTCTTCAAAAGCGTGATCTTCAGTTCACTGGTGTACACCTGCCCGATCTGCACGTTGGAGGCGTCCGAGCACTGGCCCGTGATGGTAAAGGAGCCGGACAGGATGTGCGCCTCGGTAAACGGCGTGCCGTTCACCGTGCCCTTGATCCTGTGCCGCTGGACGGGCCGCGCCATGGCCTCCCTGTATTTCTGCGATACCGCGTACATTACAATTCCTCCATCTCGACCGACAGCGTGTACAGGCCGCCCCTGGCAAGCTGGGCGCGGGCGTTGCGCACATGCTTCTCGCTCCTGATGGCGAACTGGCACTCATGCCCGGTCATGTTGTCGCGCTCCGGGTAATAGGCGAAAACCACCACCGTGTCCATGCCCGCCCAGGCGCGGAAAAGCTCCGCCCACTCGCCGGAGAGCGTCCATGTGCCCTTGATCGTCAGCTTCGATTCCCGGCGGACGGAGACCTGCGTGGTGCCGGCCTCCGTCTCATACTCGGTCTTGATCTTCTCGCTGACAAATTCCAGGTCGCCGTCCGGCCGGGGCAGCGTTATATCATTCACTCGAAGTTCCTGAAACATCATCTGCCTCCTGACCGGTAATTCGCCCTCTGCGCGGCGGTTACCACGATCTCGTCAATGCGGTCCTGCCCGATGTACACGGGGATGCAGATATCCCCGCCGGCGCCGCCGTTCCCGGACAGCGCGTCCAGAAGCTGCTGCGTGAGCCCGGCGCTCTCCGCGCCGCCGTTCGCGGTTCCCATCGCGGGCGCGCCCGCAAGCATCGGGGTCAGCGTCATCCCGGCGGCAACGTCGCCCATCGCGGCGGAGACGATGCCCCTGCTCTTTTCGATGCCCTTCGCCAGCCCCTTCATGAAGTCCGGCATCCATCTTTCGTAGTCAGTCAGCGGCCCGACGTCCGGCACGGAGAAGTGCAGGAAGGAGCGGATGGCGTCGGCCACGCTCCGGGCAGCGTCGGCCACCGCGCCGATGGCGGAGCGGATGCCGTTGACGATGCCCATGATGAGGTCGCGTCCCCAGGAAAACGCCTGACCGATCAGCCCCTTGATAAAGCTGACCGCCTGGTTGAAGCCGCTCGTGATGACGGAAAGAATCTGGCTGATCACGCCGCTGATGGCGGATTTCATATTGTTCCAGATCGACACCACGGACGATTTCAGCGTGTTCATGATGGATGTCACGGAGCTTTTGATGTTGTTCCACACGGAAGAAACGGCGCTGTGGATCGCGTTCATCGTCGTGGAAATGAAGCTCTTTATGGCGTTCCAGATGTTGGTGACCGTGGTCTTTATGGCGTTCAGCACATTGGAAACCGTCGTGCTGATCGCCGTCCAGACGGTCTGGAAGAAATCGCGGATGCCCTCCAGAACAGGCGTCAGGAAAGCCACGATGCCGTTCCAGATTTCCTGTATCTTCGCGCTGATCCAGTCCAGCGCCATGCCGATTAGAATCTGTATGGCCTGCCAGATGGTCTCGAACAGATACTGCAAAGCCGACAGCAGCGGCTCGAAAAACTCATAGATGGCGTTCCACGCCGTGGTGATCGCCGTGGAAATTGCCTCCGTCACCGTTGTGACGACGGTTTTTATGCCCTCCCAGATGGAGGAGAAAAACTCCTTTATCGCGTTCCAGGCTGTCTGCGCCGCCGTGGAAATCGCTGTCCACGCTTCCGTCAGGAACGTGCCGATTGCCTCCACCACTGTGGTGACAGCGGTTTTTATGCTCTCCCACAAGTTGATCCAGAAATTGCGGAAGGACTCGGAGTGGTTCCAGAGATACACAAAGGCGGCGACCAGTGCAGCAATAGCCGCGATGATCAGGATAATGGGGTTCGCCATCAGCACCGCCCAAAGGGAAGACAGCGCGCCCTTGACCACGCCGATGGCCGAGACAATCTTCGGTCCCCAGGAGATCACCGTGCTGATAGCCCCGGCGATCTTCGGAGCCCACGTCATGATCGTGCCGACGGCGCTCATCACCTTGCCGACCACGATCAGCACAGGGCCGATGGCGGCGACCAGCAGAGCGATAGTGGTAATGAGCCGCTTGGTTCCATCCGACAGGCCGTTCAGCCAGTCCGCCACCTTCTGCAAAGCGGAGACAAAGCTGCGGATGGTCGGCATCAGGATTTCACCGAAGGAAATGGCAAGCTCCTGGAGCTGCGATTTCAGAATGGTCAGCTGGCCTTCCAGGTTGTCCTGCATGGTTTCCGCCATGCGCTGGGACGTGCCGTCGCAGTTTTCGATGGCCGAGGACAGCTTGTTGATATCCGCTTCCCCTGCGTTCATCAGCGCGAGGAAGCCGGACATGGCGTTCTTGCCCACCAGCGCCTCCGCGGCGGCGGCCTGCTCGGATTCGGACAGCTGTGAGAATGCCACGCGGCAGTCGGCAAGGATATCGGAAAGCTCCCTCATGGAGCCGTCCGCGTTGGTGGTCTGGATGGTGACCGTCCCAATGGCGTCGCCGCAGATTTTCACTTCCCCGGCGAGGTTGTTCATGATGGTGCGCAGGGACGTGCCCGCTTGGGAGCCCTTGATGCCCGCGTTCGCCATCAGGCCGATGGCCTCGGCGGTGTCCTCCACGGAGAAGCCCAGGGCGCCCGCGATGGGCGCGGCGTACTTGAATGTCTCGCCCATCATGGAAACATTTGTGTTGGCGTTGCTGCTGGCGGCGGCAAGCACGTCCGCGAAATGCCCGGAATCGGCGGCGGAAAGCCCGAAGGCCGTCAGCGCGTCAGTCACGATGTCGGACGTAGTGGCGAGGTTCTCGCCGGACGCGGCGGCAAGGTTCATGATGCCCTCAATGCCGCCAAGCATATCCTCGGTCTTCCAGCCGGCCATCGCCATGTATTCCATTGCGGATGCCGCCTCGGATGCGGAGAACTTCGTCTTACTGCCCATCTCGCGGGCCTTGTCGCGCAGCTTGTCCAAATCGTCCCCGGTCGCTCCGGAGATGGCCGCCACCTTGCTCATTCCGGTGTCGAAATCAGCGGCGGTCTTGACGGCGGCAGTGCCCAGCCCCACGACTGCGATGGTCGCGGGGAGCATCTTCTCACCGACGCCGGAGACCTTGTCGCCCATCTCCTTCAGCTGTTCGCCTTTTGCAGCTACCTCCTGGACGGCGGTCGCGGATTGCTTTGCCTGTTCCTCCAGGCGGCGCAGTTCTTCGGTGGTCTCGATGATCTCCCGCTGAAGCGCGTCATACTGCGCCTGGGTGATGTCGCCGTTGGCAAGGGCGACGTTGGCCTGCTCCCCGGCGGTCTTCAGCGTGTCCAGTTTTGTGCGGGTCTCCCCGATGGCGTCGCCGAGAAGCCGCTGCTTCTGGGAGAGCAGTTCCGTGTTCGTGGGGTCCAGCTTTAAGAGCTTATCCACGTCCTTCAGCTGCGCCTGCGTGTCCTT